AAGTATGGTTTTACATCGTTTGGTGTAATAACTCTTTTGAATACTTTTGTAATACCATTAACAACTGTTTCTCTTTTAACAATCGTGTAATTTAATAACTTACCACTTGAATCAAAGTTAGGGATTTTAACTCTGTTAGGTGATCCTTCAGGATTTATTGGGGATGCAAAATCAATATCATAGACTAATTCGAAAGGTTGTCCTCCACCATTTACTTGTGATCCTCTTCTTAATACACCACAATATCTCAAATCTTCTCTGTCTCCAAAAGCAGGAACTGTAATTGAGAAATCGACCAAAGCCACAGATGGCCTTTGTCCCGGTACTTTCAAACCATATGTTCTTGCAATATTGAAAACAGAATTTCTTTGTTGAGCAAACTGAAGTACTGTCTCTTGAATACTTCTATCTATTTGATAATTTAAGTTATCTGTTACAGCGGCATTCAAATCCAACATAACAGAAAAAATACCTGCGTCGTTGAAGTTTTGAACTAAATCAGGGTAATAAGTTCTGGTAAAGTTAATTAACTCAGTTCTTACTCCTTGAAAGTCTCTTACGGTATAGGAAATTTTTTTCTCTGCCATATAATATTAAATATTGATAATAATAAAATCTTGAGTTTGAAAGGCTGAATCTGTAATACGGTAATCAATTTTAACCTTCGCAGTGTGCTCTAATTGTGATATGTTTGTTACTCTGAATTCTCTTTCACCGTACTGATTAACAGTGTCTCCTTTATCTTCAAGTCCTGCCGATGCCGGTTCTACAGTAATTTGAGTGATTTGTAAGTTTGGCATAAATGCTCTAATCACATCTCTTATTTCCGATTCTATATCCGAAAATGTAGGACCATCTAATGGTTCAAAAATAAACTCATATAATCTTGTACCAAATTCAGGTAAAAAATATCTTGATCCTTTTCTTGTTAAAATTAGATGAACTAAGTTTGTTCTTATTTCTGCTTCGGTAGATTCGGTAACATCCAAATACCTACCCGTAAAAGAATCCACAAAAGGAAAAGAAATACCGTATGTAATACCATTTGCCATATCACATATAAATATAGGTTAGGTTTTTTTTAAGTAAAAATTAGTATAAATAAAAAACCCTCCTTTTTGGGGAGGGTTAAGATTTTTTATCTTCTTCTGTAATTTCTTTTGTGATTTTCTGCAAGATCGTCGGCTTTATCACCCGCCAATAATTTAGCCAAACCAGCTAATAAAACTGTTGCTCCCCAACTTATTCCAAATCCTGCAACCATTGGCGCTCCTACTGTTCCTATAAGAAGACTACCAATTCCAATTGCCGCAGGTACTCCACCCCATGCTGCAATATTACCCATACCTATTGCATGTAATATTCTTGCCGCTTTAAGTTTAGGACTTTCTTCTTCTTCCTCAGACATTTCACCACCCATATTATCACTAATAACATTTTCAATTTTACTATGAATTTCTTTAGCCGAAGAATTCTCATCAACACCTAAATTATCTAAAGCCATTTGTAACTGTTGTTTATCTTTGTCACTCATGTTTGAGTAGATATCCTCAATTTTCATTTCTACTTTTGGTGAATCAACAATAGCTTCTGCCTTATTAGCTATCATATTTGTATTTTCTTCCTCAGTTATAACTCGTTTTACAATATTAACCAAGTCACTTTCATTAAGTCTTACTATTTTTTTCATAATAATTTTTATTTATAAATATATGATAACAAAAAAAAAATCACCGATTTCTCAGTGATTTTATTTTTTTTAGGAAGAACATCCAAAACATTCGAAATCTGAATTCTCAGGTCTTGGTGGTAAATTCAAGTTAGAGTAATCAACTTTTGGTGTTTCAGGTGTTACTTTTAGTGTATTAGACTTTTCACGTTTTGATATGTCTAACGCCAAATGTTTAGCTCCTGTTGAAATTGCTTTGGTTCTTACATAGTAACAAAGGGTTTTCAAACCTTTTTCCCAAGAGTGGAAATGTGATGATGTAATCTTTGATAGCGTAGGATTAGACATGTAGATATTCATCGATTGTGATTGATCAATAAATGGTGCTCTATCTGCCGCCATATCAATAAGTTCTCTTTGTGAGATCTCCCAAATAGTTTTATACTTAGGGATTAAATGTTCAATTCTTTTAACTTTCTTATTGTAATTTTTATCTTCAGTATCCAAATAGTTATTAAAATTAATGTTTTGAATTGATCCTTCATTAATAATGATTTCATTTTTTAAATCTTCACACCAAATTCCAATTTTTTCAAAATCATTAATTAAGTATTTGTTAACAATCATGATTTCTCCACCAACAACTCTTCTATTAAAGATAGCTGAGTGAGCCGGTTCTGTCATTTCATATGATCCTGTTATCTTAGCCGAAGATGCCACAGGCATTTGTGCTGTAAATAATGAATTACACACACCATATTCTGAAACACTATTCTTAAGTTTATTCCAATCCCACATTCCTGATAATTGCGTTTCATCTAACCCCCACATATCAAATTGGAATACTCCTTGAGACATAGGTGATCCGTTAAAGAATGAATAAGGCTCATACTTACCATTCATACACAATTGATTACTTTCGTAGATAGAGGCGTAATAGATAGTTTCAAAAATATTTTTGTTTAAGTTTTTTGCTTCTTCAGACGTAAAGATATAATCCATTAAGTAGAATACATCCGCTAATCCTTGAGTACCGATCGCAATCGCTCGTTGTTCCAATCCACCTTTTCTACCCTTTTCAGTTGAGTAATTGTTAATATTAACAACTTTGTTTAGTGATCTAACAACTTTTCTAACCTCATTAAATAATAACTCAAAATCAAACTTACCTCCTTGAATGAAGTTTTTCAAAACCATAGAAGATAGAGTACAAATCGCTGTAGTTTCCTCATCTGTATATTGGTAGATTTCATTACACAAGTTAGATTGTTTAATAACTCCAATATTTTGATGATTACTTTTTCTGTTTGCGTTGTCTTTGGAACATAAATAAGGAACTCCTGTTTCAACTTGAGATTCAATAACTTTAGTCCAAATGTCTTGAGCTTTAACTTTTTTACCTAACCCCATAGAAACGGCAGTATTATAAACTTCTTCATATTCATCACCATAACATTCTTGTAATGGTTTTAAACCAGCCTTAGTAATGTCATTAGGACAAAACAAATACCAACTTGAATTATTTCTAACCGCTTTCATAAAGTTGTCAGGAATCCAAAGTGCCGTAAATAAATCACGTGCTCTTAATTCTTCAGCACCTGTGTTCTTTTTAATATCCAAAAGATCGAAGATGTCTTTATGCCAAGGTTCAAGATATATAGCCGCAGATCCTGGTCTACGTCCTTGTTGATTAAAGAATCTAAGTGATTCATTTACAATTTTCAAATACTTTAACAAACCTCCAGCATATCCGCCTGAACTTGAGATTCGACTTTCTTTACTTCTAATGTTAGACATAGATAATCCAATACCAGCAGCGTCTGAAGAGAAAGTTGAGATATCAGTTAATGTATCTAATAATCCTTTTCTTGAGTCAGAGTTGTTATAGTGGAGAACACATGATGCCAATTGTGGAACTTTGGTTCCTGCGTTAATCATGATTGGTGTTGCCTTTGAAATTAACTGATTTGATAATGATTTGTAGTATTCAAAAGCATCTGCCATATTATCAGTTACCCATAAAGCAACTCTCATATACATATGTTGTGGTCTTTCAACTACTTTACCATTAGGTCTTTTTAACAAATACATTTCTTGTAATGATCTCCAAGCGAAATAATCAAAGTTGTAATCATTTTCGTGATTAATCGCTGCGTCAATCGTATCTTCACCATACTCTTTAATGATGTCAATTAGTTTATCATTAATAATACCATCTTCATGTAATAACTTCATAGTTTGAGAAAAACTTTCATTAGTCTCTTTGTGGTACGAAGAAATTGCAACTGTCGCTGCTAATCTTGAATAATCGTGGTGGCTTCCAGTATAAGAAGCTGCGATTTCATAAACCAATTTATCAAGTTCTTTTGTTGTTACTTCACCTTCAGTTGGGACTGATGTGATCACTTTGATAAAAATTTCATCTGAGTTTACATTTAACCCTTTAGATGCTCGTTTAACTCTGTTATAGATTTTTTGAGGATTAAACGATACACCCTCTTCACCTCGTTTTGTTATTTTTAATGACATATTGTTTAAATTAAAAGTCGTCTGTAAATGTTATTGTTTCGTTGAGTTTTGCCTTTTGGTACTCCATAGTTCGTGATTCAAAGAAATTACCTTTAGTTTCAACAGCAATTTGTTCCATGAATTTGAATGGTTGTTCAACATTAAATTCTTTACCACATCCCATTTTCATTAATAATCCATCAACCACAAACTCTAAATATTGTTTCATTAAGTTTGAGTTCATACCGATTAAAGAAACTGGAAGTGATTCTGTAATAAATTCTTTTTCGATTTCTAACGCCGAAAGTAAGATCTCTTTAATTCTTTTTTCAGAAGGTTTGTCTTCCAAGTGATTATTCAATAAGTGAATTGCAAAATCACAGTGTAAGTTTTCATCCTTAAAAATTAAGGAATTCGCATTACATAGACCTTGCATAATTCCTCTCGATTTCAACCAGAAAATAGAACAGAATGAACCTGAGAAAAATATACCTTCAACAGCCGCAAACGCAACTAATCTTTCTGCGAATGATGCTTTTTCAATCCATTCTAACGCCCATTTAGCCTTCTTTTGGACTGCGGGTAATCTATCAATAGCATTAAAACATTCGTCTTTTTCTTTTGGGTTGTGAATGTAAGTGTCAATCAATAATGAATACATTAGTGAGTGAATGTTTTCCATCGCCAACTGAAACCCATAAAAGAATTTTGCTTCAGGGTATTGTACTTCTCGGTAGAAATTTTCTGCCAAGTTTTCATTCACAATACCGTCAGATGCTGCGAAGAATGATAATACGTTTTTAACAAAGTATTTCTCATTATCGGTTAATTTTTCCCAATCTCTGATGTCATTTGTTAAATCCACTTCTTCTGCGGTCCAAAAAGCCGCTTGATGTTGTTTGTAATATTCCCATATATCGTTATGTTCGATAGGGAAGATGACAAACCGACTAGGATTTTCTACTAGTATTTTTTCCATTTATTATAAATTTACTTTTTTGTTAATTTGACTGTGTTTCTCGTTGTTTTCTCTTTTCTAAGAGTTCTTTAACTCGTTGTCTTTGTCTTTCTTCTTTCTGTTCTTCAAGACCTAAGAACGTCATAGAACTTTCTGTGTCAATTTCTATCATCGCATTATCAAACTTACAGTTTTCAAACACAACTCCATCATCACCAATTCTTGATTTTGTAATCGCAATTGTCGCCAATTTCATTTCTTTTTGTTGTAGAGTTTTTGCTACCGAAATAATAACGTGACCTACTTGTGCCTTCTTAATTGAACCACCCATTTGATCTGTGGTTACAACTTCTGAAGATATTGAAGATCTGTTACCTTGTGTTGCTGTCCAACCTACAAGGTTCATTTCGTGACACATAGCCTCAAACGCTCTCATTACCGATCCTTCACTCTTCCATTCATCACCTAAATTTTTGTCAGGAACTACACAATCAATATAATCTAAAACAATCATATCAACTTTAATCCCATC